CAATGTTGAATATGATTTAAGTCAGTCAAAAGAGATCGGTTATAAAGGCGCCCTATTGGAAATTATTGAAGCAACAAACCAAGATATTAAATATAAAGTAATTAGAAATTTTAACAAGGTTGATTGATATGAGCACTGAAAATCAAGGCATGAAAGAAAGTGAAGTTTGCAATGCTATTGGATGGATTTTAATTGCTCTAGGGTTTATTGCTGGATTTATTTTTATACTTGTGTTTGGTCGAGTTGAAGTGCCAAGAACTTATTATGGCACCGAGACCGTATGGTCGGGAATCATGGTTATTACAGGTATCGGGATAATCTTTAATGGATTCTTGGTGGGCTATCTGTTCCAAAAGATTGCCAGCATATTGAGATATCACGAGAACAAGGCCGCATCTTAAGCAAAAACACCAACCCCAAAATCAGCCTTACCAACCCACTCACTGAGTGGGTTTTTTATTACCCAAAATTCATAGCTCACCTCTTGTGGGCTTTTTTATTGCCTAGAGGAAAGTAAAATGACACAAGAATCTCGTCTGGTCATTGTTATTGATTCACAGAATGCTGAACGTAATGTCAAAGCCTTGGCAGAAGAATTGTCAAAATTTACTGCTCGAGGTGATTCCGCATCTAAAACATCAAAAGATATGGAGAAACAGCTTTCTATTACCAATAATATTGTTCAAAACTTTAATACCACAGTTAATAATTCAAATACTTCAGTTCAAAAAACGGTTGAAGTTACTAAGCAAGCAACTCAACAAAATCATAAATTTGCTCAAGAAATTAAAGCTACAACTAATGAGCTGGATAAACAGGAAAAAGCGGCTAACTCATTTGGCACTTCAATTAAGGCTTTGGCTGGGTATATGGCAGGATTGGTTACGATCAATGCGGCCATTACTAAAATTGATGCTTATACAGGGTTACAAAACCGTTTAAAGCTAGTTACTAAAGACCAGACGGAGCTAAATAAGGCGACTGAAGATACATTCAGGATTGCTCAAAATACCTATTCAACTTGGGATTCAGTTTTACAGGTGTATCAGCGCTTTAGTGACAATTCCAAAACTTTAAATCTAACAATGGACGACACTGCGCGTTTAACTGAAACAGTATCAAAAGCAGTGGCTATTAGTGGAGCAACTGCAGAAGCAGCAGATGCTTCATTGATGCAGTTTGGACAAGCACTCGCAAGCGGTACATTGCGTGGTGAGGAACTGAACTCTGTCATGGAACAAACTCCGGCCTTAGCAAAAGCTATTGCTCAGGGTATGGGAATTACTGTAGGTGAGTTACGTTCAGTTGCTGCTGAAGGAAAAATCACTTCACAAGAAATTGTAAAAGCTCTTAGAAATGTAGAGTCTGATGTAGATGCATTATTTGGTAAAACTGATATTACGATCAGCCAGTCATTAACTCTTCTTAATAATGAGATTACTAAATTTGTCGGAGAAGCTAGCCAGGGAAGCGGGGCAGCTCAAGTATTATCTGGTTCAATTAAGGTTCTAGCCGAAAATTTAGAATCAATCTCTTATGTAGCTATTCTGGGTGGCACAGCATTACTAACCAAAGCAATCGCAACACAAGTATCGGCTTTAAATACTAAAGTAGGGGCCTTAGTTGCAGACAATGCTGCATCACAATTACAAAAACAAAAGTCGATAGAAAGTGCAAAAGCTGCGCTTGCAGAAGCTGAGGCACATTTGGTGAATGTAAGAGCAACAAATGCCGAAACTCAAGCCAGATTTGGAGCAAGCGCAGCTAGTGCCAGATATGTACTTGCAGCCAATAATGTTGAGAATGCAACGAAGGCCGTTACGTTAGCACAAGGCAAAAGTGCTTCAATGGCAGGATTAGTGAGCGGTGCATGGGGATTGATTGGTGGTCCAATTGGAGCAATCACATTAGGCGTGACTGCTTTGGCTGCTACTTATATGTATTTCTCAAGTAAATCTGCTGAAGCCACAGCAAAGCTAAAAGAGCAAGCTGAAGCTGCAAAGTTGACTAAGGAAGAAATTAAAGCCCTTAATGATGAACAGCGTAAGGAAAAATTAGGTGATTTAGCAGCGACAATTGAAGATCAAAATAAGGCTTTAGAGCGGCAAGAACTGGCGGTCGGGTCGGCATTGATCAATATTCAGAACTATGCAGTGGGCAATGCTAAAGTTGCTGAAATTTCGAATAAGGCCAGACTTGGCACGATTTCATATACAGAAGCGATTGAGCAATTAAAGGGTGAAAAGATTCCGTCCGATTTACGGGATGCATTGCTTAAACAAGTGAATGCTTATGATGAAGCAGCTGAAACTGCTGCCAAGACTAAACAAACATATAGCTTATTTGGTGTCGAAGTAACACTTGCAGGCAATAAGGCTGAAAATGCCATTGTCGGAGTTGATAAAAATACCAAGTCCTTAAATGAAAATGAGAGAGCGGCATTAGCAGCTAAAAATGCACAAAAGAAATATGCTGATTCTCTTTATGATCGTGAATATGATGCATATTTTATGAAATTTGCATTAGCAAAGGGATTTACAGAGAAACAAGCAGAGGAGCTACTTAAAAGTGCAAATTGGGCTCGAAAGGAGGGGGTTGAATATACCTACCAAATAGCTCAAAAAGGCTTGCAAGTACTATCTATTGAAGAACAGAACAAGCAAGTAATTGATGCCAAGAATAAAGCATTAAAGGAAACTACGAATGAGTTATCTAAACAGCAAAAGCTTTCGAAACGCCTAGTTGGTGTGTCAGGAAAATCTGGTATTGGTACAGGCCCTCATCTTGATGTTCGTTATGGTGGTTCAATGTCTGGCCAGAAAGTCTCTAATGAACATCTGGCTAGATTACAGGCGGGTGGCAAACCATTGTCATCCTACAAGATCAGTTCAAATTACGGTCCACGAAAAGCCCCTACTAAAGGGGCTTCTTCATTTCATAAGGGTATTGATTTTTCAATGCCTGAAGGTACACCGATCACTACCAATGTTGCTGTTAAAGACATTAAGACGCGGTATGACAGCAAGGGTGGTGGTTATGTCAGTGAAGTGATCTTTGAAGATGGTGTAACACTTAAACTTCTTCATCAGTCACCAAGTATGCAAAGCAAGGTTAAGAGCGGAGCAAGTAAAGGGAGTGATAAGGCATCAGGTGATATCCAATCACAACTTGATCGTCAGTTAGATGCTCAGCGTTCACTTGAGAATGAAGTGGCTAGTGAAGTGCAGCGGATCCAGAATAACTTAACGGTTAGACTAGAGGATGTAGATAAAGCAGGCTTTACGCCAGAACGTACTGCTGAAATCAAGGCTGAATTACAACGCCGTGCTGATAATGATATTGCGATTGCCAAACAAGCTACTAGAAGCAAACTAGAGGACTATAAGGAGTTCCAGAAAACCGAGGCTGAATTACTTAAAGAAAATTTTGATCGCAAAAAGTTTAACGCGGCTCATGATATTGAATTAAGTAAATCGGAACAAAAGCAAGCTGTGGAGTTGCTGGAACAGCAATATCAGCAAGAAAACGCGCTTATGAAATTGGCTCAAGAGCAACGATCATTTCAAGCTCGATTATCTTTGCTTTCCGAAACTCAAGCAATGCAGGAACGATATAGACTTGAAAGAGAGGAGATTCTTAAGAATACAAAACTTTCCATAGAAGAGCGTCAAAAACTTATTGCGTTATCTAAAGCTACACAGGACAAAGAGACACGCGACAAAGTTAATAATGCTGTTCAAAACTGGGGTGGTATTCAGGCTGATATGAATGGTACCAGTGAGTTCTACAGACAGGATCAGGAACGGTTTAGTCGCCTGGGTGCTGCAAATGACCTAGCTGATAGTCAGTTTGCTGCAGCTGATTTAAATGAGCAAAGCGGTTTAGATGGTCTGAATGCACAGATGGAAGCTGGATTAATTCAGCAGCAAGACTTTGAAAATCAGAAAACCGCAATTATTCAAGCTGCTCAAGAGCAAAGAAGTCAAATTTACAATGAATTTGCACAGAACACTAAGGATATTGAAGACAAATATCAACAGGATCGATTGAACACTCAAATTGCTCTTGGTGGGCAAATGATGGGTTCTGTCACATCGATGTTTGGTTCTATGTTTGGTGAGCAATCTAAAGCCTACAAGCTCATGTTTGCTGCGGATAAAGCTTATGCAATTGCTGCTGCCGGTATTGCCATTCAGCAAAATATTGCAGCAGCTGCAAAAGTTGGTTTTCCGTATAACTTACCTTTAATTGCTGGGGCGGTTGCACAGGGTGTCAGCATTATTGCGAATATCCGGGCAATTAAAGATCAAGGCTTTGCTGATGGTGGTTTCACCGGATCTGGTGGTAAATACGAACCTGCTGGTATTGTCCATAAAGGCGAGGTGGTCTGGTCGCAAGAAGATATTAAACGCTGGGGTGGTGTTGGTTTGGTTGAGAATATGCGTAAGAGCTCAGGCCCTGAAGCATTTATTAATAACCATGCCACTAACAACACTTCAGCAGAAAATGTTTTTAATCGTTCATTCCTAAGCTCTAAAGCTTTTAATGACAATCAAAATATCTCGAATATCTTTAATCAACCTACTCGAGAGAATCAGATTATCGTTAATGCTCGCAAGCAAAGCAAAGAAGCGCCGTTAAGATCGGGTGATATTCAAAGCATTACTAACCAGTATGCTGGGAATAACTCAAGCTTTAGCAGAGCACTTAATAATTCGATTCAAAGTAGTAAATCCTATATTGCTAATAAATCGAATGTATCTAGTTTTTCTAACTCGAAAATTCTAAATAGTTCTGTTTCAAACAGCACAGTTCAGAATGCTCAGAAAGAATTGCTGAAGGAAGTTTCGATCTTCAGAGAACGTGGTAATTCAAGTTCTATTCTTCAGGATCCTTCCAAAGGCTTTGCTGATGGTGGTTATACAGGGAAAGGTAAGAAGTATGATGTAGCTGGAGCTGTGCATAAAGGAGAGATTGTCTGGTCTCAGGATGATATTAAAAAATGGGGAGGAGTTGAGAAAGTTGAGCAAATGAGACGGGCCACAAGTCCAGATTCATTTATTTCGAACCATGCTCAATACAATACCAGTTTTGAAAATATCATGAATCGGGCTAATCAAAGTTCACGAGCATTTAACCAAAGTAGAGATATCTCGAACATCTTTAATCAGTCTTATCAAGATGATCAGATTATTTATAAAGGCAATGCTAGTGTTGCTAATCCAACTACTTCGGCAAACTCAGATCTATTCCACGATGGAAAAGTTTACTTCTCTTCAAATGGTTTAGTTCAGGATCGTTCAAATCTTGAAGATGTGCAGGACTTTACCTCAGGGCAATCTTCACGCCCTCAAGCTGAGTTTATGCCTTCATTTGAGCCATCATCTCCGACGATCAATTTCAAAATTGAAGTTGTGAATCAGGTCAGCGGGGCAACTGTTGAAGCTGAACAACTGGATGATAAAACTGTTCGGATCATCGTAAGGGAAGAACTTGATAAACAACTTCCAAAAGCGGTACCGAAATTAGTAAGCGAGGATATTAAAAATCCAAATTCTCTTGTTAGCCGATCTTTGACTGAGAACACAACTGCAAGACGTAATCGATAATTAACAGAACCACCTTCCGAGGTGGTTTTTTATTGCCTGAAGGAAAGTTATGTACAAGTTAAAGCTAAATCCTCAAACAAATGGCTATGGCGTAACACCAGGTGATGATGTAAAACGTCAGCAAATGGATGGAGGGCGAGGACGCTATTACATCGATGTAAAACGTAATAGCCATATTGTCGATGTGAACTGGAATTTAAGTAAAACCGATTTCAATAAAATGATGGCGTTTTGGCGTGTTTACCAAAACAAGCCAGCTTCATTTTATGCAGATCTGGTCATTGACCAGGGAACGCGCCAGCAATACCAATGTAACTTCATTCCCAACTCGTTTAAGACCAATGAAGTAAACGGAAACCTTTACCGGGTAACAGCTCAATTAGAGGTTATCCAAAGTCAACCTAACGCTACTGCTGATCAAGCCCTTATTATTGATTGGGTGGTGTAATGGATAACGAATACGCCAAGTTCTTTCTCAATCGTAAAGTCGATATCTATCAACTGGAGTGTATTGAGTTATCACACCCATCTTTTCTAAATACTTATCGTGTTGTTCGTAATGATGATCGAGGTGTCTATGTACAGCACAAAGAAGGGTCAGGCCAGTTCTATTATGAATATTTACCATTAACGATTCAAAGATCCGGAATGTTAGGTGATCTGGATCAGACTTTAACTATCTCAGTATCTGGTCTAGGCGATATATTGCCGGATGAGTTTGAGCGAGTCTTAGAAGGCCAATTTGCAGATGTTAAACCTACCGTGAATTATCGGCTCTATAGTTCAGATAACTTGAATACACCAATCCATTATTTGCTAGGCCTTCAACTTGCGGGTGTTTCAATGAACCATAAAGCTGTGACATTCAAGGCTGAATCACCACGGTTAAATACCTCTAAAACTGGTGATATTTTCTCACTGGATCGGTTTAGTGGACTGAAGGGGGCTGTATGAAAAGTCATGATCATTTACTTG